CTCACTTGTAACCAAACATTCAATGAAACAACCCACAAAATCCAAGCCTGAGACTTTGCTTGTGAGCGCCTCGGTGCTTGCCGCCGCGCTCGGTGGCGTGACCCCTCGATATGTCCAGCAACTGGAAAAGAAAGGCATCGTGAAAAAAACAGCGCGAGGTGTTTACGACCTGTGCGCATCCACCGCCGGATATATCGAATGGCAGCGCAGCCAAGAGAATGAATCGGAGGATTCGTTCAAAGCCCAGCGCACTCGCGTCTACCGCGCCCGCGCCGAAATCCTTGAAGCGCAATCGATGGCCATGCGCGGCGAACTCCATGACGCCTCCTGCATTGCCGAGGTCATGGGCGAGGGACTGGCGAACATCCGGGCGAAGCTCTTGGCAATCCCGACCACGGCAGGGCCTCGCGTGGCAGACGAGAGCGACCCAAACAAATGCGCGGCCCTCATCGAGACCCTGCTGCATGAGGCAATGGCGGAATGCTCGAAATACAACGGGCGGGAGATTCTGAACCGCTACCTCAAGCGGAGCGAGGCGAAGCCGGAAGAGGAAGAGACCGGCGAAGGCTGGGAGACATGACACACAAACAACTCGAGCACGCCAGCGACCTCATCGCGGCGTGGTCGGCCATCATTGCGCCTCCTCCAAAATGGACGATTTCGGAATGGGCAGATCACCGCCGCAAACTCTCCGGCGAGGCGGCAGCGGAGAAGGGGCAGTGGCGAACGAACCGAGCGGAATACCAGCGCGGGATAATGGACGCCGTTGCCGATCCGACCATCGAGCAGGTTGTCGTGATGAGCAGCGCCCAGGTCGGAAAAACGGAAATCCTTCTGAACTGCATCGGCTACTTTGTTGATTTCGACCCAAGCCCGTTGATGCTCGTCCAGCCGGACGAGGCCATGGCAGAAACATTTTCCAAAGACCGCCTCGCGCCGATGTTTCGAGACTCGCCAAGCCTCCGCTCCAAGGTGCGACCGGCAAAGACACGCGACAGCGGAAACACGATCCTGCACAAACGCTTTCCGGGCGGGCATGTCACGCTTGTCGGAGCCAACGCCCCCAGCGGCCTCGCCTCTCGCCCGATCCGCATCCTCCTGCTTGACGAGGTGGACCGCTACCCCGCCAGCGCAGGAACGGAAGGCGACCCGGTAAACCTCGCCATCGCCCGAACGAAGAACTTCTGGAACCGGCGCGTCGTCATGGTCTCGACCCCGACCGTGAAGGGCTTGTCCCGCATCGAACGCGCATTTGAGATTTCCGATCAACGGCATTTCCTCGTGCCGTGTCCGCATTGCCAGCACGAGCACCCGCTGCGGTGGGGCAATGTCGTATGGCAGGACGGACGCCGCGACCTTGCCACCCTCCGCTGTCCGGCTTGCAACGGGACGATCACCAACGCGCAGAAAAACCAAGCGGTCTCCCGTGGTCGGTGGCAGGCCAGCGCCGGACCCAGCAAGATCGCGGGCTTTCATCTCAACGAACTTTACTCCCCGTGGCGAAGCATCGCGGACATCGCCATCGAGCATGGCCGGGCTAAAGACGATCCATCAACCCTGCAAGTCTGGATTAACACCAGCCTCGGCGAAACATGGGAAGAAGGAGGCGAACGCATCAGCGAGCACGCCTTGATCGAACGCTGCGAACCCTACCCGCAGGCCGATGTTCCCGCCCGTGGCCTTATCCTCACGGCAGGCGTGGACACCCAGCAAGACCGGCTCGAAATCGAAGTGGTCGCATGGGCAGGCGGCGAAGAAAGCTGGAGCGTGGCTTACCATGTCATTCTCGGCGACCCAGACATCCCGGAGGGAACGGCAGGAAGCCCGTGGACGCACCTCACCGACTACCTTCGCAAACGCTGGACCTCCGAGGCAGGCGGCGAAATGGTCATCGAAACGACCTGCATCGATACCGGCGGCAGCAACACGCAAGCCGTTTACGGCTATGTGAAACGCCACAAGGGCGACCGAGTTTACGGCGTGAAGGGCCAAGGCGGCCCCGGCTTGCCCATCGTCGGCAACCCCGCCCGCCGCAGAGCAGGAAAAAAAACCACACGCCCCATCGATGTTTACATTGTCGGAGTCGATTCCGCGAAGAGCATCGTTTACAAACGCCTTCGCATCACCGAACCCGGCTCTGGCTATTGCCACTTCCCGCAGGGACGCAGCGCCGAGTATTTCCGTGGACTCACCGCAGAAAAAGCCGTGACGAAATTCGTAAAGGGATTCCCGCGCATGGAGTGGCACAAAACATCTGGCGCTCGCAACGAACCGCTCGATTGCCGGGTTTACGCATTCGCCGCGCTGGTGCTACGCGCCCCGCAGTTTGACAAGCTCGCGTTAAGAAGGCGGCAGACCATGCCGGCGCCCAAGCCCGCCGAGGCCGAGCCGCCCCCTCCTGCGGAACGCCCCGCAGAAGACACCCCCCCACCTCACGAGGACACTGCCGGAAAACGCAGGCGCACCCAGCGCCGTGGCAGCTTCGTGAATTCATGGTGACAATAACGGCAGGCGAAACATTCAATGTGACGGTCTCGGCAGATTCAGCCGCGACCGTCCTTGTGCAATTCGCTGGAATGCAATCGCGAAATGTCGCAGCCACCGGCACGGAAGGAACCTTCACCGCCGCCGCGAATACGAGCGGATGGATACCAGGGCATTACATCTGGGAGGCATGGGCAACGGTCGCCGCGCACCGCGCCCTTGTCGGAACCGGCGACCTCCTCATCCGCGAATCCGCTGCCACCCTCGCACCCGGTGCAGAGGTGCGCACGCAGGCCCGCATCGCCGTGGCGCACATCCAAGCCATGCTCGCAGGAGGCGCAACGCTGGAGGCGAAACGCTACAAAATAAATAACAGAGAGTTGGAGCGGCACAGCATCGCCGAACTCCTGCAACTCCTCTCCTTCTGGCGGCGTGAGTTGTCCCGCGAGTCCCGACTTTCCTCCGGCATCTCCTCCATCGGGCAATCCATTTCCGTCCGCATCTAACCATGGGCCTCCTCGATCTATTTTCCCGCACCACCACGAAGACGCCCGCGCCAAGCCGCGCCGACCAGCCAAAACTCTGGTCGGCGCGGTCCATTCTTTCCGACACCATCGGCAGCTTCGCCACAGCCGGGATGCCACAAGCCGCAGGCGCTGGCAGGTTGGAATCCACATGGGCAGGCACACCGACCACGATTGACGCATGGATTTTTCAGTATTGGAGCCGCATCGTCGCCCGCTCCCGTGAGCAGGCAGAGAACAACGACCACCTCAAAAAATTCCTCCAAATGGCCCGCGACAACATCGCAGGCCCGACAGGCTTTACCTTCAACGCGCAGATCCGCGACCCCAGCGGAACGATGGACACCGTGGCCAGCAGCGCCATCGAGGACGCCTTTGCAGACTGGTCGAAAAGGGGCAACTACGACATCACCGGACAACTCTCCCGCGCCGATGGCGAGCGGCTGGCCGTCACCACCGCTGCGATGGACGGCGAGGTAATCTGCATCAAGAAATACGGCGAAGACCTGAACAAATGGGGCTTTGCCGTGCAGTTCATCGACCCCGTTTTGCTCAACCCTACGAAGTGGGAAAAGCTAAACAACGGCAATGTCATCCGCCACGGCATAGAGTTCAATCCGAACGGACGCCCGGTCGCCTACCATTTCCGAAACTACGACGAGCAAATGATGGGCTATGTGAACTACAACGGCGAGAGCTTCCAGCGCGTGCCGGCCGATCAGGTGATTCATCGTTTCCTGCCAGAGCGAGTCGGCCAAAAGCGCGGTCTCCCGTGGGCGCGCACAGCCCTCTGGCGTATGCGCATGCTGGCAGGATTTGAAGACGCCGCCGTGGTCAACGCTCGTGTGTCGGCCAGCAAGATGGGCTTTTTCCGAAACCTCGATGGCGACAGCGACGACATCCTCGAAATGGACGCCGAGCCGGGCAAGTTTGAAGACATCGGCAACCGAGAGTTCATCCCCTACACGCCGCAATTTCCCGATCAGGCCTTCGACCCCTTTTGCAAAGCCATGCTTCGCTCGATTTCATCCGGCCTCGGCGTGTCTTACAACAACCTCGCCAGCGACCTCACAAGCGTCAATTTCTCTTCGATCCGCCAAGGCGCACTCGACGAGCGCGAAGTCTGGAAGGGCCTACAAGAATGGCTCATCTCTGGCTTCGTCATGCCCATATACGAGTCATGGTTGGAACGCTCCCTCCTTGCCAACAAAATCCTGATTGCCGGAAAGCCCCTCAAATTCGACCGGCTTGAAAAATACAAGCAAGTCGCCTTCACCGGACGCCGCTGGGCATGGATCGACCCGTCCGCAGAGATGGCGGCAAACGAAAAAGCCATCTCGCAAAAACTCAAATCCCGCAGCGAGATCATCCGGGAGACATCGAACCGAGACCCCGAAGATGTCTGGAGCGAGATCGAGCGCGAAGAGGTCGAAATGAAAAAGCGCAACATCGTGCCGCTTGTCCCCGCAGGAGCAGCCGCCCCCGTGGCACAGCCCGACCCCCAGCCATGAGCCAGAATTTCGACATCACCATCCCAGCCGGCGAGTCGTTCTTTTTCGAGACAACGATCAAGCAATCCAGCGAACCAAACGCCCAGCCGATCAACCTCGCTGGCTTCACCGCAGTTGGTCAACTCCGAGAGGATTGGGACA